ACGAACAACAATGAACATACGTTTAATAATCAAGGTGTCTTGTTCATCATGGCTTCAAGAAGCTCTTTGCCAACCTCTTTGACGCCTGCAGCGGCGCCTCCCTTCTCCGTGGCCTTGACAACCTGAGCAACGTCCTTTTCAATGGGCTCGGAAGCCACGGCCTTGAGAACCTTGCCCACCTCAGCAGAAGTGGCAAGAGCCTTAATTGCAGAACCGGGCTGCAACGACGGACCCGTGTTAGCGTCCTGAACTGGCGTACCTTCAAGGTGATAAATGACCTCGAAAACTCCCACCTGAGTGGAAGCGGCACAACCCTCTCCCTTAAGAATAACAGAAGAAAACCCCCCAGCCTGGCCATACGTGGCACTGACTGGGCTGGAGAAGATGAAACCAGGGCCGGTGGCACCCAGACCTTGCTCATTATTCAAATTACTGCCATCAATGAAATCAGTGGAAGCAGCACTGGAGATACGCAGCAGAAACTGTTTGCCCCCATTGGGAAGACATTCAGCCATGCTGTACTCAAAACCATCTGGCAAATTAACAACCTGGTTACTGACATGACCGTCAGAACCAAGAGGAACTCCAAGCTCCGTAGCGAGCTGACTGGCACTGGCACTGTTTGACAAGCTCAGCGGGGCCTGAGCCATGCTGGGCACGACGGCACCATAAATGCGACCGGAAGCATTGGTGTAACTGACGTTAGGCTTGAACCGAGCGCCGGTGGCAACGATGCGGTAATTGAAAAACTTAGCTGCCAAATCGGAAGCTGTAGTGGCAGCATTAAAATACTGCTGAGCGATCGTGCTAGTGAAACCGGTAACGGAGGAAGTAACAGGGTAAGATTGAGTTGCACCTCCGGTCAAACCAATGCCAGCACCAGTGCTGGGAAAAGTGCTATAAGCACTAAGAAGCATGTGTGGGATAGAAACAGCATCCCAATTGCCGTTGGCATCAGAATAGATAGCCAAAGGCATAGTAATCTTATAAGAAACCGTAGGAACAGCATACGGCTCGGGAAGCTTGACACCCACAGCCATACGGCTGAAGGGGTTAGTAAGGGCCAGATAGTACTGGTCAAGATGGGGGTTGTTAAACCGGAAACGCATGGCAGACCGGTTGGTGAGGCCCATTCCGCGGTTCTGATGCTTCTTGGCAGTAGCAGCAGCGCGGTTATGTTGGGGCCTGACTCGCCGCAAGGACTGATGCTGCGATAGTACCCGCAGCATCCCTGCCATTGACCCCAGACCCTTGCGGGCCTGGTTCTTCTTTGTCCGAGTCTTGGGCATTAAAACAATTAAAACAGTGTAGTAAGAGGGAAAATCCTTGCATAAGCTTGAATTTGTGGTCCCCCCTAAACGTGGAAAAGGTCCTCAAAAAGAGGCGTCAAATCAGCAAGCCAATCACCGGCCAGGAGCACTTCCTTAAGTCGGCGCTCAACCACCGCTTGCTGAGCGGGACAAACGCCCGTGACAACATGAAATGCGTCACGGTAATGGTCATCGGGGGGCAGTGCCAAAGTTCCGTCCCAACCTTCCTCCTCCATCAAAAACTGTTCCTCCCTGTCAAAAACAGGGGAACCGCCCAACGCAGCCGCATATCCAGCGACAACGTGGGAATACACCCAGAAAATGGGGATATGACAAAACCTGTCATTCAAGGCCCAAGCTCTTGCCGTGACTCTACCGACACACGACTTGTGGCCAAAATCGTAACACACAGACCATCCGGCCTTTATAACAGCGCGGGAAACGCTGGGTATGAATCGCCAAACATACTCACCCAAATAAACAGCGTGGCCACCAACACAAGGCCAAGCTGTACGTGGGAGAAGCCAACCATGGGCTTCGATCTTCAAAATTTTGCCATATTGTCTGCCAAGACCGGCGACAACAGACTCATCAAGGGCCAAACCCTTAGACCGGAATGCTTCGCCACATATGGCGCCAGCGTTGTCGTCACCCTCACACGCAACGGCAAACTCCATCGGGGTCAACCCTAACAAAAACCGAATGAAGTGCCACAAAGCGCGCGAGGTGACAAAATTCATACACGAGGTGTACGATGCACCAGAGAACAAGCGAATTAAACAGGACCACAACTGGCCGACGCTTGTGCGGGCCCAAATGCCCGCCAAAATGATGATGCTAACAGTGTCAACGTCATCACCCCCTGTCATGGTGCCTGCCATGACCAGTAAACACACGAAAACAACCAAATCGTGCGCCATTGTGTTGCCATCACGGGCAACGTCATCCAAAAACAACATATAAACGTCGTAGTTGAACCTGGCCGCCAAGGCGGCAACGGGTTTCCACTTATCACGAAGCTTCAAACCCTTCCAAGACACTCTGGTCTTCAAGAACTTTTCCAAAGGTATGGAAAATTGATGTGCTATGACGGTGCAAGCACTGTGAAAATCAGTTATGACTCGTGGGACCTTGCCCCACTTAAGCATCTCAACTTTGACCTTAATCAAAGCCTCATGGTGAGACCTGGACCATGGCTCCTCATGGGCAACCCAGTCCAAGTACTTTTCGAAATACCGCCTAGCTTTGGCGGGGTTCTTTTCAGCCACATGGGCAAGGACGCTATTCACTGGCAATGGGTCTGCCGTCCAAAGACAACCATCACCCATCGCATCATATTTCCCACTGATTTCAAGAATCAAATAATCCGCAATAATGGCGAACAAATCCGGATGTAACTCATCAACCGGAACCTGGTCGGGGTGGTTCTTGGCAACACCCGCCATAATGGAACCATAATCTTCTGGTTCCCAAATCTGCCCACAGCCTATAACTGGTCCACATGCAATAGCAATGGGACGCGGCTCCACCATTGTGGGCACTAGCTTGCGAAACTTAACGCAAGTCGGCTGGCCAACATCGCCAGTATACAAAGTAGATAGCAAAACAAGAAACTGTGAATACCTACCAAAACGTCTGCGTCTAACGCGCAGAAGTCGCAAATTATCGGGCCAAAGGGCATCCAACCCTCCATAATAATAAGGTACGGCAAGTCACTTCTGACTAGCACGTACTGCATGCTTGACGTCCGAGATATACTCGGACACAGCAACAATCGCGTGCTTCACAGACCAACCCGCGATAGCAACGTGAACAGCCCCCGTCGCCTGACGAACGGGCCAGAGAGCAACCCGGCCTGCAAAATAAAGCAGAACCAGGGTACTACCTCCGACACAGAGGTAATAAATAATCAATGCCACCCAGCCGAATACCCAACCATCCGCGGCCAGGGCACCCGAAACGTCGTTGCCCTTGGCAACAACACTGACGACACCATCAAACAAAATGTTCGAGAACTTGGCGCGTACTTTGCGCGCCCATGCCTGCAGGGCGGCCTGCATGCTGCCGACCCCGAACTTGGCTGGGTCGTTCATGTTCTCAAACTGCCCTGAATACGCTGAGGCCGCAGCTCGTGTCTCACTGCAATAAGCCTCATCCTTCAACATGATCATATGGAGATAAATCTCCTCAATGACCATCTCCATGTTGGGATTTGGGCACTCAACAGTGCACCACAACTTCCAAACATTCTGGAAATCCTCCATGAGCGCGCGCCGTATGGTTATGCGCGAAGCCTGGGGACTATCGGCGCGTGCTGCCTTCGCGGCGACAACGGCCATAAACTGTGCCTTGCTGACAACAGAGGGCACAGTTGCGGAAACCGTCTTAAGGACAGCGGCTTCCTCACCTTTGCAAAGTGGTACAGTGGTGGGCTTCTCAGCCGCATTTGCTTCGGCAGGCTTCTCGGCCGCCTTGATGTCGACAGCCTTTTCTACCGCCTTAACGCGCTCCTCCACAGTAACCTTGACGGGCTTGACAAGAATGTCCAAATCAATATCTTCGACACTCTGAGGAAGGGCGGGACTCACATCCCGCACAACTTCCTTGACAATAGACTCCAACACGGCGTCTATGGTCTCAATAAGCTCATTCTTCTTGAGCTTAGCCTCAGCCTCCGCCTCGGCACGTTTGGCCAACGCCGCCTTGGCACGGGCCACCATGCCGTTGGCACTGGCACTGGATGACTCGCTGGTCACACTGGGGCTAGGGCTAGTGCCCAAACGGGTGATGCGCAGCACCTTACGCAGGCCACGTAACCCGAAAAGCTCGGTGACCTGGTAAGCGCCACCGTCAAAATCCCACCGCCCCTTACGAAACTGGTTGGGGAGGTGCACATACTTAACAGCATCCCCCTTAAACTCATGCTCAAACTTGCCGTCACCAACATCTCGCACGATCAGTTCGCCCCCCAGGTAAGTCCCGGGGGATTGAATGTCCCAAACCGCCAAGTCAAGATGCCCCTTAACGGGGATAGACTTGACAATGTCCTCCGGCTTGGAATAATAACTCATGTCGCAGCCAAAGCGTGACATGAAAGACTCATTGGTGAGAACCATACGCTTGTCCGTGGTCTCCGAAAACCCGGGAGCCAAGGACCAAGCGTCATACTCGCCATGACCGGCCTCAACCGGCTTATGAACCATGAGGCCACTCTTCACCTCACGGTACTTGGTGGCAGCACGGGCGTACATGCCGCCCTTCGAGCCATCCTTCATAGCCACCTCAAGGTGGCGAAGATCATCAACATCCGTGTCATCAACAATGGCACAAGCCAAAACGACCTTGGACTGACGACGAGAGTCGACCGTAATAAGGTTCTCCTTAAGACGGGCACCCTCCTCAATGTCATACTTGCACAAAAGTGCGCAAGCACGAACGGAAAGCTCCTTGGCAATACGTGCCGAAGGATGCTTGTAGTCGCCAAACTTCTTGGCGCCACAAACGATGACAACGTCACCGCCAAGTGCCTCCTTCAAAGAGGTCACCACATGCCCACCGACATCCTCATCAAAACTGACCGCGACCAATTTGCGATCAGTGAACTCAAGGTGCATAGCGATGGGCATTTCTCAA